CGTCGAACCCGTCAGGGCGGTCTGGACGCTGGTGAGCAGCGGCTGGTTGCCGCCCAGGTTCCAGGTGATGGTGAAGAGGCCCGTGTTGAGCGGACCACCCGCCACCGTGACGCCGCCGACAGCCGCGATGGTGAAGACCGCGTTGAGGGCAGTCTGCAGCGCCGCTGCGGTGATGTCGTAGGCGAGGGCAGTCGTGCTCGCGCCGTTGAAGGCGAGGGTGAAGGTGCCACCCGTGATCGTACCGGCCTTGGTGAGCGTCTGCGCTTCGCGCGTGCCCGCCGTGGCCGAGTACGGACCGACCTTGCCGGAGTCGTTGCCGCTGGTGATCTTGGCGAGGACCGTACCCGGCTGGGCGATCTTCTGGTAGGTGCCGTCGATCAGCACCTGCGGCCACGAGGTCATGGCCAGGGTGTAGGACTGCGTACGCGGTCGGGGGTCCGTGCTCCGAAGGAACTCGTTGCGCCCGAAGGGGGTCTTCGCGCCGCCGCCCTTGACGAAGGTGCTCATGTGATGAGTCTCCTGTGTCTAGAGGGTGAAGGTGGGGTCGTTCTTGATGAGCTTCTTGAAGCTCGGCGTTGCCTCGATGGCTGCCGTGGGCATCCCCGCTCGCTTGTGCGAGAAGACGATCTCCTTGGCAGTCTCGAGAGCGGCTTCGGACTTGAGGTCCTCGCCGCCATCGGTGTTGCTCGACCCGGCGGCGTGAAGCTGGAGAAGGCCAAGCTCCGGGGCAAGAGTGTACGTCTCGCACCAGGCCGTGTACTGCTCCGCATCGAGTCCAAGCGCGAACTTCTCGAGCGTGGACTGCTGTGCTCCGGTGATCTTCTTGTCACTCACGAGGCCCTTGACGAAGGCCTTGCGGTTGGTGTCCGACGTCTCCTGGGCGAAGCCCTCGAGAGTCAGAATGTGGGCCTGCACAGACGCGAAGTCCGTGGTGGGCTGACCGAAGACCTGGAAGGTCGGTGTGCCGCCCTTCGAGAAGTCGCCACCCTCCTCCACGACAGGCTCCTCGACGACGGGCTCGACGACAGGCTCCTCGACCGGGGGCTCCACGACGGGCTCCTCCACGACGGGCTCCTCGACGACTGGATCGCCACCGGTCCCTGCCAGGTCGCCCTCTACGGGCTCCTCGACGGGCGGCTCGGCGGCGGCTGCGCTGTGCTTCTGGACTCCCACCGGAGCCTCCTCTTCTGATTCCATCATGAGACTGAACGTCGTGCCCAGCCCAGGGTTGGTCTTGGAGAACCCGTTGAGTCCCTCGACCGCAGGGATGTCAACGTAGGCGAACCCAGCGTAGACCGGGAAGAATTCCGCCTCGCTGTTGGAGATGTACGTTCCGACCTCAGAACTGCGGTTGCGCCACAGTCCGTTCTCGACGTTGGTCTGTCCCTGCTCGTCGAGGATGTCGAAGTTGGCGAGGAGGTAGGTGTACTTCTCTCCGTCGACCGGACTTACTCGCTCCTCGGTGCGGAGTCCTGTGTGCCATCCGACGACCTTGCCGTTGCCCTCCATGCCCGAGAGTAGGAAGCCGGGGTGCCCGTCACGGACCGGAACGTCGGGAAGGATGTTCTGGCTCTTGAGCAGGTCGTAGTTGCTGACCATCTGGCTCATGTGGAACGGGTCGTAGGTGTGCTGGTAGCCCTGCGAGTCGCGGAACGTACCAGACCTAAAGACTGGCACGTCCTCCAACGAGAGCTTCGAGCCGGTCGTACCGTCCGTCTTCTTGTACAGACTCCGATACATCCGGGGCGCAGCGCCCATGTCCCCCATGCTGAAGAGCACGGCGGTACGACGGGCGGCGGGTGCGAGTGCTGTAGTCATGGCAGTCGGCTACCTTACGGGCGGGGCGTCGGAAGCGCAAGCATCCGTCGCCGGTGGGTTGACGCTACTCACGGGTGGGGCTTCTGATTCGGCAAGTTCTGCGCGATCCGGCTGGACGAAGATGACACGATGCCACCGGAGACATTCCCGGCAACGCACCTTGACTTCCCCGCCAGTAACAACAATCTCGCCATAGATACGAGACTGCTTATAGATCTTGACGTGGAGGTAGAGTTCGCCCTTTTCGTCAAGTCCATATATTGCTAGTAGCGGTTCTGTCCTGCAGAAGCAACGAAGCTCATGCGAGCTACGCCTGCGAGCCATGAACAGCCTGCTTGACTTCCTGGAACAAGAGCTCTGTAAACATCGTCATGTAAGACTCTGCGTCGACAGTAGACAGGCTACTGATCTCGCGCGTCCAGAGCTCTAGGCGTTTGAAGATCTGCGCGTTGACCTCTAGGGCACCCATGACTCCGGCAGCCTGGAGTGCGTTCGACATCTTCCTCATGTACCCGAAGTCAGGAATCCACTCAGCGTTACCCTCGTCAAACGCTCGACGCGCCTGCGGACGAACACGAGCACAGATCTCACCAGCCACAGCGAACGGAGTTACCTCGATGGAGGCTGAGGCTGCTGCCTTTGCTGGTGACTTCGATCCACCAGTGTCGTTGCCAGTCTGCCCACCCTTGGGGTCAGCAGTAGCAGCAGGATCAGCAGTCGCATTGGGGTCTGCGTTAGGATCAGTAAGAGCTGCTGCGGGGTCCGCGACGGTCTGCTTGATCTCACTAAGACTCATTCCCGCCAGCTCACCCAGCTCTTGGATGTCAGGCTTTGCCATGTCCTTGTTGACCAGCGCAAGGAGTAGCGACTGGATCATGTCGCCGTTCGTGTTCCCCAGCTTGCGGAAGATGATCTTCGGACGCTTGGCGTTCGGACCGGCGTTGTAATCAGCCATCGGCGACAGGATGTAGTTGTCGATGTACTGCTTGCGATCAGCGTTCATCGCGTTCAGCATCCACAGGTACATCTGCATGTGCCCGACGCCGAGGTTGTATGAGCCGACGTCAGACGTTCGGAGCAGGAGGATTGGCGTGAACAGGCCGATCGAGATCTCCTCGTCGAGGCGAGTGAGGTACCGCTCAAAGTCGGCACCACGCATCTGCGACTCGAGATACTCGATGGTGTAGTCGAAGTCCATGTTGCCGTTCGACCCCTGCGACTTGTCGCTAGGTAGAACGACGACCGAACGGTTCCGCAGCGCCTGGAGCAGGCTCAGCATGTAGGTGTTACCCGACACCGACTTGCCGTCAACCACAACATCCTCGTCGAAAGGCGCACGACCGATGGGGGTAGGCTCGCCGAAGCGCTCGTAGTACCTGTTGGCGAACAGGTGAACGAGGATGCTGAAGAACCAGCTCTGGAAGGCGGGTCGAAGAAGCTTGCGACCGTAGTAGTCACCGTTCTCCATCAGCATCGGATACCAGAGTGTGTTCTCGACCGGCGTCGGCCAGCCCTGACCCCACTGCTTGATGCCATCGTACTTCTTGAACTTCGGCTTCTTTCGACCCGGAGGTGCCCAGCCCTCAACTTCCTTCCAGTTGACGGCACACTCTTCCGGGATCAGATCCTTGATCTTGGTGATGGTGACAGCGCGATCCACATTGTCCCACTCCAGCACGTTGGGCGAGTAGCCAGCCCAGTTTGCCGTGGACATGGAGCGGTTCAGCTGGGTCCAGTTGTTCTCCAGCATCTCGGTACAGAGGTCAGCGAGCTTCTTGTCGTCACACTCGATGTGCCAGTCGCTCTGGTGCTGCATGAAGGACAGGACCGCGAGCGAGGCATTCACTTGGTAGTGATCCCGCATCGAGCGGTAGTCGCTGAGTGTCAGCCTGGAGAGATCGAACTGGACGATGCCACCACCAGGGAGAGTAGCGTACGAGACGTCACGCCCAGCCCACGGGCCGAATGCGTCACCAGTCTTCGGCGGTGCCGACTTCTTGTAACTCGCGCTGGAGATTGGACTTCCGTCGGGGCCGAGAAGCGTGGACATATCTACCTGTCTCGTCGAGGCTGAAGCCTTGCCGGGATCGCAATACCCCCACCAGATATCGACGGCGGGACAGGAGCACTTGCGCCTGTACCGAACGCGCTAGCCGGAGGTGACGTTGAGAAACCGTTGGTATCAGCAGACTCTGATCTTGAGGTCGAGCGACTCGGTGAGGGTACACCACGGGCGTACGTCCTGTCACCAATCAAGGTAGACACAACGCCAGCGATAGCGTCGGCGACGTCTTTACTACCCTTGGCGGGGTGGTCGATCTTCTTGCCATCGTCCTGAAGTTCAGACAGTTCCTTGATGACGATTTCTACCGTACTCGTGTCACCCTTGTTCAGATACGTCATGTACGGCGGGAACTCCAGTCGTCCGTCGTAGAGCGCCTCTCGCAAGTCTTCATAGGGGAGCTTGCTCTTGTCTACCGAGAGGTAGTCGACCCAGAACTTCTTCTTGCGGAGTTGCTGCATCGTGTCGGTGGACTGGAAGCCATCCATCGTGATCGTCTTGAGGCGGAACTTCTTCTCGTCTCTCAGGTCATAAATGATTCGTCTGATGTCGGAGAGGATGATCTCGGTTCCGGGCATGGCCTTAATTCGCATGACGCAGTCGATGACGACGTAAGGCTTGATCTCACCATCGACTTCCACAAGCTCTCGAATGTGTCCCATGGCGATTCCGGCGGCATCCCCGTCAGCGCTGATAGCAAGGTCAATGTGGGCGACACGCTTGAGGGGGGTAGTAGCCCTAAACCACGGAGCGAAGTCAGGACG